TGTATTTGTCTCTGCACACGCCCAAAAACTTTCCAAACGTGCTGTACCATTCTGGTATTAGGTAAAAATCTACCTTTAAGGAGAAAAACGAAAAATGATATACGACCTTGATTTTTGGAAAGCCTCTCTCGAGCGCTCCCTAAAAACCTTTGTACAGACCCTCCTAGCTGTGTTCGGCACGGACCAAGTCGGCCTGCTTGACATGGACTGGGCACAGGGCTTGAGCCTCGCTGCAGCAGCAGCCGTGCTCTCTATCCTCAGCTCCGTGAGTTCAGCGAACCTCGGCTCGAAGTCTGGCCCGTCACTTGCAGGCGAGACCACAAAGCCTGAGACCGTAATCGTTGAAGTGACCAAGCCAGCGGCAGGCAAGAAAACTCCTGTGGCAAAGAAGAAAGCTCCAGTAACAAAGAAATAACCTAGCTCTGTGAACGGCCCGCGGTGGGGGTAAAAATTCTCACGGTGGGCCATTTTCAGCTTTATAACAATTAAGGAACAATATGGCCGAGGTAAAAATTTGAACTCCCCTGACCTTGGCAGCGAGCCCGCACCTGACGAATCAAGTGACGAGCCCGCAATCGAAACAACTATTGACTTACGGCCTGACCTCTCAGCCCTCGGCTTGCTCGAGCACGAGCGCGGCGTGGTTGAGGACAGCTACGAGAACCGCCAAGTACTGAGGTCCAACAGCTTTAGCTGGGACGCAGTCTATTCACAGACGGGTCAAGCAACGGGACTGATATCGGCCCGCTCCCCTGAGATGGCTCGCGAGCGCCGACTACTTTCAATTCAGGATAAGAAGCCGCTCCTTCTGGACCCACGTGACAATAACTCCGACTACTTAATCGGCCTGGACTTACTCGTCGATGAAACCGCTACTCGAATCACACCGCCGTGGGTAGTGGGCGCAACCCGCAAGTGGGTTGAGGAACAAGACAGAGGCGGCCCGACTTCCGCGAAGCGAGCACCAGCAGTAAGACCGCACCGATGCAAGACCATGAAGTCTGACGGTATCCGCTGCATGCTGTGGTCATCAGGAAGACTCAAAGATGACGGCCTGTGCCGCATCCACCTTCGCACCGTTCGCAAACCAGGCGAGGATATCGAACGGGCCCGCCGTAAGCTAATCCAGTCCGCACCGTACGCAGTTGATGTACTGGAGCAGATGATGGAATCCGCTGAGTCCGAGCAAGTCCGCCTGAAAGCTTCAACGGAGGTACTTGACCGTGCAGGCCTGAGGGCAGGCATGGACTTGAACATTGACGTTGAAGTATCCGAGGGACGCTCACCCGCGCAGATTGTTCAAGAACGGCTTGCCCGCTTGGCTTCAGGTATGGCAAGGACCCAGGAACAAGAAGACATCATTGACGCAGAAGTTGTTGAGACCTCAACCGCCGCTGCGCCTGAACAACCCAACAAAGAAGCCGAAGAAAAAACAGAAGCAGTAACCGACAAAATTTTTACCCCTAACGAAGAAGACGGCGAGCATACCGCAGCCGACTTTGATGAAGAAGAAATGAAGGATATGTAATGGCGGATATAGACCTAGTTGAGAAGCTACTCGCTATCGCAGAGCGGCACGCTGACCGCACCGCTGAGGACATCGGCCTGTCCAGAACCCGAGACGAACACATACGGGTATCGGCCCGCGCCAATGAAGCCAAGGCAATAGCCGCTGAGCTTAGGCAAATGAATGAGGACAGAAAGAAGTAGTATTGCTGTAGCGGCCACCAGCGGCTCGCTACTAAGGAGACCCGATGACCGCCTCAGAGCTTTACCGCGATTGTTTTTGGTGCGGCAAGGTTTATGACTTCTGGCGGCACGACGGATGCCCAGCCTGTGGCTCGAAGCTTGAGACTGACGGACTAGGCTCCTTAGCGGGCGATTACAACAAACGGCCTGACTATGTCGGCCCAGACCTGACCGATGCCCTTGAGGCACGGCAAGCCATACTCGATGCGCACAACCAACGGTTCGGTGACATCTTCCTTTACTGAGGTAAAATTTTACCTCGAGCGGCCTGACTCAGGCGGAGGTAAAATTTACCTCGAGCGGCGAGGAACCGCTACAATAACTTTAGAGGTTGAGCAGAAGCAAGCAAGGTAACGCCAATGCGGTGTGCTTTCGTACTGGCTGCTCAACTTCTTTTTTTATGAGCCAATAACCGCAGCGGCCTGATGACGGCCAATAGTTATTTGCATCTGGAGAAACCAGGCAATTAAATATTTCATCAACAGGCCCGCCGCCCTTTAGCGGCGCGGAGTTGTTTGCATCTGCAACCTTCAGCTCCAGCTACAGGCTTTTCTATTATTCATTACGCTGACCGTGCCGTACAGTTTTACCTCTAAGACTGTACGTCTCCTTGCCCGCTATCTACGGGCCTCCAGACGGCCTGCCTCTGAATCCGCCAACTAACGGCAACCTAACTTATAAAGAACTTTAGACTTTTCGACTAAACGTAAACAAGCGGCCCGCAGCGGCGGGTTCAACTTGCAAACAACTTCAGCCGCGTCATCAGAACCAGGAACCAGGAACCGACCGAGGGGTAAAAATTTCAGACCAAGAGAGTAGCGGCGAGGAACTTGCGAATAACTTTTACCCAGACGGGGATTGGTGCAAAAACAAAAAACGGGTCTAGCAGCCATTTTGCTGCCCCACAACCCGCGCCAGTACTAGGCTGCCAAAACTTGAGATAAAAGTGTAAATCCCCGTTTTAATTTATACGACTTGTAAACAACTTTTACCCCACGGGCCCGCCGCTGCACAAAACCCCGACCACCGATACCTAGCCAAAAAAATAACCCCCGCCGAAGCGGGGGCTATTCAGACTTGCTAGGCGGCTAGCGGAACCATTTGCATTTTCATAACCTCAATCGACTCTGGGTTGCCGAATCTAACCTCCGACATTTCGGCGTAAAGCTTCGCGTCTTTTAGGTCATCAAAGTACTTAGGGGCAAATGACGCTAACTCTCCTTTGAAGAAGACAACATACTCTTTTATCATTTTTCACCTCCTACGGTGTCTGTAGTACAAGTATGCCACTTACCTGTAGTTTTGTTAACTATCCTGCAAAAAACTTCGGCCCGCCTTATCCGATGCTTGACAGGCTTGACTTTTTGACGGAGGTTGTTTATTATAAATTTGTTGCAAGCGCAACGCTTAAATAAGAAAGGAAAAGATTATGCAATCAAAACATATAAGAATGCTCTCAGACGAGCAGCGAGTGTGTAGGGCCTGCGAGAGCGAAGACTCACTCAACGCGGGAAAGGAAGACGACCTAGTATGGTTCGACGAATTGGGCGCCCCGTGGCACCCAACGTGTAAAGACGAAGTAGACAATCTTTTTGCAGAGTTCAATGAATACAAGACCCCCCAAGAAACCGCTATTCAGATTTTCCAGAGACTAGGCATTAGCTTGAATGTTATGAGCATCAGCGGCAAGCCAGCTAGCGAGTTAGTAGCAAACTAATCTTGCAACGGCACGCCTGTACGAAGAGCCCCCTCGCCTAAAAGCTTGGGGGTTTTTTCTTGACGCGAAAAACTTTGCAGAAAGAACTTGCGGTCAGGAAGATACTATGATAGCGTGTACCTACGCACCATCCGAACGAACGAGAGAAAGAGGACACAATGCAAAAGTACTTCCACCAGGACATCTACCTTCTAGAAGAAGAAGAGCTGTTCCAGACTAAAGAAACAATGGTTGAGTATGTTCGTGACAACTTAGAAATTTATTGCCCGACCTTCGACTGGGACGAAACAAAGTTGGTTTCTATTCAAGACTGGGAAAGCAAGATTATTCTTAGCTATTCGGTTGACGATGACGACAACAACACGGAGACTTTCATTACAGAGCTGGACTACAAAGAAATAAGCAACACTTGGTTGATTAGCGATTTACAGAAAATGGTGCAGAATGTATAACTCAATGAGCGACACTCCAGAGAACTGGATACAACTGAATAGCTTCTTCCGAATCGCGATGCGGCTTGAGGACGGGCAAGATGTAAACCCTGTGCAAGAACAAGAGGGGCACATAGGGGCTTGGACAATAAGGTCGGCACGCGGATACAACGGCATCTTTGCAGTTGACGGCGACATAGAGGAGGGAATCAAGAATGTTGTTGAGATTACCGAGTCATCAACTTATGTAGACCTCCAGAATGAAATTGTGCATTACCTAGAGCGCGAACACGGCTTGACCGTAATGTCGGCTAGGTTGCGCGGACACTCTCAGAGCGAGTGGATGGACACAATACTGTGGACTAAGTCAGACCCTGAGCTTGGCGGAGAACCCGCCGCGCTAGCGCAGTTGAATGGCACACGGCAAGAACTACAATGTTGGTTCGCGGGTGACGTTTACTCTCTGACCGTTGAAGAGCTAGTGAAGTATCACGGCCCAGGCGGCAAGACCATAGAGCGTTGGGAGACCGTTGAGACCGTTGACGCGGTTCACGGTAACTACTTTGACGCAGGTTACGCAACTATCTCTGATGTTCTTGACCGCCTGGAGATAAACCCAGAGGACTACGGAACTAACGAAAAGATACTGGAACTGGCTAACTAGCAACAGCACCAAGTTACGGGGCACAGCGGGCAACCGTTGTGTCCCTTTTCTTTTTGCCGCTCGCGGGGGTAAAAATTTGGAGCACGGCACGGCTCGAAAAAAACTTTCAGAATGAGCTTGACAACAATGTCAGGAAGGTACTAGAATAATCATCAACAAGTAAATAACTTGTTAGAACGGCAGGGGAACAAAATGGTTTATGTAATCGAGACACCTAAGGAATTCCTTCCTTACGAGTTTGCTACAAAGAAAGAGGCCGAGGATTATGCAATCGGCATCTTGAGCTGGACGGGCACGCGATACCGTATCGTCGGCCCTGTAATCTTCGAGAAGAAAGCGTAGGGGAAAAAATGACGACAACACTAATCACCGAGCCTTGCTACTTTTACAAAGAGGGCGAGCCTTGTGAGACAACTTGCTACCGATGCCGTGGCGCACAGGTTCAGACCTACCACTACACCGCTTGCGGTATCGAGGGTTGCACCCACAACGCATACGGAATGTCACCGAGGCACAAGGCAAGTACCAACTGCCAGAGTGGCAAGAAAGCCCATTGTACTTGTGACACTTGCTACTAAACTTGCAAAATGTCAGATAAGTCTGTATAATAGAAACACAACGACGAAGGGAAACAAAATGCAGATAATAGCCACCTATCCAGATTTCAAGACCGCCACCGTATTGGTGGACGCTTGGGACATAGGCCGTGTCACCGAAGCTTTCTTCGAGTGTGGCGCGATTATGGTATCCACTAAGGAGGAGGAATGAATTACCCATCAGGAGTGTCGGGCAACGAGTACCAGATTGCGGGGCCTGACGCTTACCTAGAAGTAACCGAGACCGTGCTGTGCTTCAACCACGATTGCAAAATGTTCGAGGTTGAGCAAGAGCTGGAGTTTGAAGCCGAAGCCTACGGCGGGGAAATCTCAGGCAACTTCACTTGCCCCACTTGCGGCACGGAAGACGAGTGGACAGGGGAGGTCGGCTAATGGCTACCACGGCGCTAGTCACGGCTTTCCCACAATGCGACATAGGTTGTGGCGGTGTGGCACAGTACGACGCGGCAACAAAGTTTGGCCCTTGGGCTTACCTTTGCGAGATTTGTTTTGAGGATTACACCACGGGTCAGCTCGGCACGGGGTTTGGACAGCGACTACAGATAGACAAGGGGTAAAAATTATGAGAGGTTATGTAGAACGCCTGGAGGAAATCCAAGAAGACTTGCCAGAGGGCGAGGAACCCACGCACGAGATGGTTATGGAGCGGTACTACAGGGAAGCTGATGCAGACCGCGACACGCTCGAAACTGATAGTTGACATTAGTTGTAAAGCAGCATAGAGTTTAGCTATCTCCACTAGATGGAGCCAGAACGACAAACGAAAGAGACAAAGATTATGGGATATACACACTACATTCAAAGAGACATAGTTCGCTCAAGCGGGCCAGCCACTTACGGCAGATTCACAAAAGGCGTTGAGAAGATTTTCGCCGAGGCTAAGACCCGCGGCATTGAAATCGGAGACGCTATGGGCGAGACAGCTACACCAGAGATTACCGAGACCCGTGTAGCTTTCAATGGTATGGGCGACGACGCACACGAAACATTCTCTTGGCACGCCGTATCACCGCGCCAACCAATGCACGCTGTAGGCGAGCCAATGCTGTTCGACTTCTGCAAGACCGCCCAAAAGCCTTATGACACCGTTGTAGTAGCTGTGTTGCTATGGCTCAAGGATTGCTACACCGATGCCGTTGAGATTAGCTCAGACGGCTACTGGTCAGAGTGGTATGACGGGCGCGACCTTTTCCGCACGGTATTCGGCTTTGAGGCCGAGGCACCGTTTGAACTTGAAGTAACTACCTAACACCGAAAAAGAGAGCGCGGGCCCACCCCCTTCGGGCCCGCGTTTTTTTCTGCCCGAAATCCGATGACCAGCGGGCAGGGGTAAAAATTTAGGCAGGAACGGCGCTCGCAGATTGCTGGGTCTCTAGGTAAAAAAGATTTTCAAAATTCTTTTCAAATCGGCTTGCTAAGTGCAGGTAGATGGACTAATGTATAACTACATCGCAACGAACGAAGGAGACACGATGAAGAGTTACCAGAACACCGTCACAGAGTGGCGTGAGTATTTTGAAGCCCTAGAAGCAGCGGGCATAGGCACGGAGCTTGTTGCTTGTGCTATCTGGACTAAGGAGTCCGTAGAAGAAGCTGTGAGCGTTCACGGCTACCGATTAGAAATGACTCAGGACGAGTGGGCAGGCTTTGCCCGCAAGACTGAAGAATACTGGGAAGAGTTCGACGAGAACGACCTTGACGCGGTTGTTTCAGAGTTCGACTTGTCACACGAAGGCGAGGAGTAAGATGGTGCGGGTAGTGGAGTGCCCGAACCACCAACCAAGAGTATTCAGAGAGAGGTAAAAAATAATGCCAAAGGGAAAGTTCAAGCGCAAGAGGGCACCGAAGCCACCCCAGAAAGTATTGAGTTACTTTGCTGCTGATGGGAGCTACGGCAACGCCGAAGGCTATGTGCTGATGGAGACCACCTACTGGAACGAAGTGGACTGGGACATCATTGAAGATACGAGCGAGATGTTCAGACCAATAGTCTCACGGCTCATCACAGAGTCCTACGAACTAGACGCAGATGAATCTGGACTACGAGCCGCCTTTGAACGATACGGCGTCGACCTCAGCAAGTATGGAGATTTCTAAAGGGTAAAAATTAAGTTTGATGGGTGTCGTTCCCCGTCAAAACCCGACCTGAGTATGTCGTGATAAAACTGCTCACTTTTTATGAGCTCTGAAGTGCACGGCGCTCGCAGCTCTGTTACCGAACTGTTATAAATAAATGTCATAAAGGCTTGACAAAGTGCATAAAGGTCTGAGAGACTTTAGTCAGACAACCAAGGCGGTTGTCAGAGAAGGGGAACCAAATGTTCGATTCAACCAGCACCACCAGCACCACAGAGACAATCACCGAAGCAGACTACATGTACTTCAGGGAGAGATTGTCAAAGTCCGTAGACAACGCAAGAATGGCTTTTGAGCGGTCAGATTTTGATTCAGTATCTTTTCACATAAACAGCGTTCTGTTGTTTCAAGCCTATGTGCGTAGGTACGACAAGTACGAAGACAGCTAACCAGCCCTAGTGAAGCCTCCGCAGTTTTCTGCGGGGGCTTTACTGTTACCCAACTGTTACAAATAACTTTGCCAAGTTGATTGACAATGCAGGGAGATGCTGTAATGTAGATGTTATAGCGAAGAACATTCCGAACGACACAAGGAGACAAAATGACTATCACAGAAGTTCAGCTTTCGACCAAGGAACGCTTCGACATAGCAATGCGAGAGATTCGTAGCGCAGGTGTTGTGGCTCGCAGAAACATAATGACCTGTTGCCGTAGTTGCTATGACGCAGGTGTCGCAGAGACACAGCCAATCATCTGGCACTACGGAGGACAGGGACAGCGCCTTGACTTCAACGAGGACTTGACTGGAGCTGCTATCTACTTCAACCACGACAACCTAGTGGGCGAAGATGGCACACCAACCCAGCAGGGCAGAGCTGTCGTTGAGCACTTCGAAACCAGAGGATTTGAAGTTGATTGGGATGGCACCGATTCACGGGCTATCGGCATCAAGTTCGGAGACTAAAAGGATTCCTGGAGGGAGGGCGAAAGCCCTTCCTTGCACGGGGTAAAAATAACGACAAAGAGAAAGAAGACACCCAAATGTTAGACCAAACAAAAAGCTCTCAAGGCGTTGCAATGTATGCGGAGTTCCGCAGACACGCGTCAACCTTGCAGATGCTCATCACACCTGATGGCTATGCGGAGTCGGGGGAGATTGTCTCCGCTGCTCTGTATCGCAGAGTGGTGAGCGCCGTCAGCCCCAAGAAACAATGGCGTAGTAGCTTTCTACGCTCACTTGGTGACACCCTCAGCACACCCTTGACCAGCGAGGATGCAAAAGACATCAACATGGACTTGCGAATGTCCTTTGCTGTTGGCTGGCTTGACAGCCTTGCTGGAGGAGGCTGGGTCATAGTCAAGGAACCTATTCTGGTTGAAGCGTCAAAGAAAGACATGACGGACATCTCAACCCAGACCACACCGAAGAAGATGCTTTACCGCATCAATCAATCACGCACGGCTCTGGGCTACCCAGAGGATTTGCTTACACCAGCAGTAGCAGAGTAGGGGTAAAAATTGTCAACATTGAAAGAAAGATACGAAGTGTCACTGGCTTCAATCTGGGATTTAGCTACTGAAGTAGTGTCCCAGTCAAGGAACGAGGAGTCGAGTATTGCTCTGAGCGCGAAGGTCAGTCCACACGGCAGGTATGTCGAGCGGGCTTCAGGCGCGGAGCGAGCACCATACAAGAGTAAAAAAAGTGTTGTAGTAGACAACATAGGAGGCGAAGACGAGTATGTTCGTCCGAATGGTGACATCTACTACGCCCGCCCTTGGGGAGCACACACCGATGTAACAGTGCTACGGCAGACCCGTGAGCAGACCTCTAAGGCGTTTTCAGGGGGCGGGGGCTCTCCTATGTTCACTTTGCTCTACGGAGCCCCTGGCTGTGGCAAGACAGCCCTTGTAGAAGCCGCGTTCCCAGACATCTACACCTTGATGGGCACGGGCGACACTGAAGTGGCTGACATGATTGGTGGCTATGTGCAAACACCAGCTGGAGGATTCGAGTGGATAGACGGAGACCTAGTTAGAGCTGCCGAAACTGGAGGCGTTTACTTCATTGACGAGATTGGCTTGATTGACCCTAAAGTGCTGTCCATTGTCTACGGACTGATGGATGGGCGGAGGGAGCTTGTTGTCACGGCAAACCCAGAGCGCGGGAAGGTCAAGGCACATAAAGACTTCTTTGTTATTGCTGCGACAAACCCGCACGCTCCAGGTGTCCGATTGAGCGAGGCATTGCTTTCTAGGTTCATAGTGCAAGCAGAAATGACCACGGACTGGAGCAGAGCACGCTTGATGGGAGTCCCTACTGGGCTCGTCACTGGAGCGCAGAATCTAGCCAAGCGCATGCTGAGTGGCGAGACCTCTTGGGCACCGCAGATGCGAGAGCTTCTCGCGTTCAAGAGCGCGGAGACAGTTTTCGGCACGGAGTGGGCAGTAGCTAACCTACTTGCTGCTACCCCAGAGATGGACAGACCAGTAGTTGCAGATGTGCTCGGGAAGGTTTTCCCTCACGAGCCTAAGCCAGCAAAAATCTAGCTGGCACGGGAGGAGAGAGTTCATGGGTGTCCTCTCTCCTCTTCAACAAATCTTGACACCCAGGTATTTTTATAATAGATTCAGACCACCCGCTGGACACGGGGTAAAAAATTGGAGGACAACAAATGACGCACATTGACTATTCAGCAAATGGACTGGGAAAGCCCGCTCCAGAGTGGTTTCAAGTAGGACGCAGTATTGGCGAGCTTGCAAACACATGGGCTGCCCGCCACGACATCATCGCGCACATTGGCGAGGAAGTCTCTGGAGGAGCCCCTGCTGCTTTCAATCCCAACCTCGCTGAGATTCAGGTATCCACCAACCAAGTATTCGCGGGCGTGAAGCCACACCTAATAGGCGACTTCAATCTGCGGGCTACGCAGTATGAGTTCGCCAAGGCAACAGGCGCAGTAATACACGAAGCCTTTCATGCACGGTTCTCGCACTGGAGCCTTGAAGAAGCAAACGCCGAGCTGAAGCAAGACGAGTTCAAAGGCATGATGCTGCTGGAAGAAGGACGCATTGAGTTCCAGGGAATCCAGGTAGCACCTGAGGGTAAAAATTTCTTACGAGCCTGTGCCATGGACTTAGTGATTGCTGATTGCGAAGAAGCTTTCACCAAGGAGCCGAACACTTATGCTGCTGCGACACTGGTCGCGCTGGTTCATGCACGCATTGACGCGGGGGTTCTTGAAGAAGGCGAAGCCAAGTCCCTAGTAAAGCTGGTCGATGATTATCTCCAGCCCGCCACTGTGGACAAGCTCAGAGATGTCGCACGCAGATTTCAGGCACACAGCCACCACACCAATGCCACACTCTTGTATCCACTTGCACGGGAGTGGGCGGAGCTAGTCCGCGAAGCTGCAAAAGAGAATGGTGACCCAACACCTGAAGAAGCTGCTGATGGCTTTGCTTCCGCGAGCGCCGAGTTCCAAGAAGCGATGCGGGATGCCATGGAAGACCTGAAGTCTTCAGTAGTTATCTCGACAAATGACGACTTAGCAGACCAAGAGACAAAGGAAGAGTGGAAGGAACAGGTCGAAGCAAATCAGAAAAGAGCTGACGAGAGCCAGCAAAATAAGGACACAGCAAAAGAAATCTTCAGCAAAGGCTCGCACGGGGGTAAAAATTCTACGCGGTCACACCTGGAGACCTCTCGAGCTCCTCTTGCTGAAGAAAGACGAGCTGCTGTTGTTGTGGCAAAGATGTTGGAACAGGCGAAGTATCGCGACAGGTCTCAGACTGATGTCGATTCCGCTACTCCTCCAGGCAGACTACGCACGCGGGCACTGGTTCAGCGCAATGCGATGAGGGCACGCGGGGTGTATCAAGAAGTCGAGCCTTGGAAGAAGACTGTTCGCAAGCAGACCGATAACCCAGACCTAACTGTTGGTGTGATGGTAGACATCTCTGGGTCAATGCACTACGCGATGAAGCCTATGGCGGTCACAGCGTATGTGTTGAGTGAGGCGGTGCGTAGAGTTCAGGGGCGGACAGCAATGGTTTACTACGGCAACTCAGTCTTCCCAACGCTGAAGCCAGGAGAACATCTCAGCGAGGTAAAAATTTACGGTGCCAATGATTCAACTGAAGAATTCGACCCAGCGTTCCGAGCTCTTGATGGCGCACTGAACTTGCTGAATGGCGAAGGCGCACGATTGTTGGTGGTTGTCTCCGATGGGCACTATCGCTCCGACCAGCGTAGTGAGGCACGGGAGTGGATGAGGCGTTGCGAAGAAGCGGGTGTCGCGGTTTTGTGGATGCCCTTCGACAGCGGGAACACCATAAAGAGTTTGGTCAGGAACCAGCGCGGGGTAACTATCCTTGAGGGAGACCTAGACCCAGTTACTGCTGCTTCAGAAATTGGAAGAGCTGCTGCTACTGCGCTTACAAATGTAGGAAGGCGCAACAACGCCTAACCCTTCTACAGAACTCTTGGTCAGGAGTATCGTCCTCCCAGTCGTGTCCAAACACCTAGACCAAGACACGGGATGCCTTCGCAGATGATTGCGGAGGCATTTCTGTTATCTAGTTGTTATAAATAACTTCACCCCTGCGTTTGACAAATGTCAGGAAGGTGTGCGATACTCTACTTACGCAACATCCAAGCAACAACAATGAAGGGGAACCAAATGAGAGTAATGCTGATTGAGGCAAAAGTTGATGAACTAATTGACGAACGCTACAAAGACACAATCATGGCTCATGCTGACAAGTTAGTTCACTGGGACACCTTGGAGATTTCGCAAGAGAACTACCAACGATACGAGGATTTACGAACAGAGTTATACGAACTGATAGAGACACTAAAAAGTAACTAATAATTACACAAGAACATAGGATGCCCTCGCAGATAACTGCGGGGGTTTTCCTTTTTCCGACACGATTGAAAAAATAGTTTGCAAATGTGCTTGCTATTTTTGCAGGAAGATGCAATACTATCTACACGAACGATGAAAGGGACAAAATGCAAGAGCGAGTTACTTGGGTTGATTACAGTTGGAAAGACTCAGAGATACCTGGAGACACAGAGGCACAAGTTGTCATTCTCAATGACAGCGACAAGTATGAGCAAATGGTAAATGACGACAGCTTTGATGAGCGTATCTGGTTCTACTTCCAAGACGAAGCAGAGTTTCAGCGTGCCTTTGACCCAAGCAATGACGAGTTTGAGTTTGTGCTTGTAGAAGCGAAGAAGTAAAAATGAACGCCGTAATAATCTGGATTCACTGCTACAACTGCGGAGACCAATTCTCCTGCAAGGAACGCGAATACACTAAGGGAAAGGTATGCGGACAATGTTAGATAACAACAAACGAGCACTAATCAAGAAGTATGCAATAGGAGCTATTTTTAGCGACACCGCCGAACTGGGCTTTGACTTCATAATGGAGAAGCTTGAAGAGGGCGAGATACCAGACGAGGCAATCGTCTTCGCACCATACGAGAGCCTAGGAGCCACTGAGCTAGCTAGTCAGGTTGAAGACCAGATGGACATTTTCGCCACCTTCGCTGAGCAACTCTCAGAGTTGGAAGATGAAGACCCTATTGTCTGGCAATCCACTGTTCGCCAGAGCATGGTTGAGGACTTGACCGAAGAACAATCAGGCGAACTAGTGAATGATTTAGATGATTCAGTAGAGCTTGCTTTCGAGAACATTGACAGGGGAGAGGAAGACTAATGGCTAGCCCAGATGCAGACAAGATGATTGAAGCTTGGCACAGGAAGACAGACGCGGAGAAGTTCGCAACCATTGGGGTAAAAAATCTAGACAACTGGATTGAGACCATCATAAGAAGTAGCGTTCCTCCGCAACCCGTGAAAGCGCAGGAAGTGATTGACAGGTTCTACAAAGACGAGAAGTTGTTGTGGTCTGTGTAGCGTTATCAATTCGTTACCTAATGGATTTGACAAGTGCAGGAAAGTTCTATAAAGTAATAACTAGTTGAAGAGTTCGGCTCCTCAACTACCAGCGAGATAGCCTCTCTGGGTAAATGACATAAAGAAAGAGTGATTGTTATGACAACCACCAAAGTAGTAACAAAGGTAACGCAGGAAATCGTAACTGAGCAGGATTCAGTTGAGTTCGCAGGAGAAGCACGAGTGCTTCTAAACGACTACCTTGCAACCCGTAAGACAATAAACGACTTGGAGAAGACCAAGAAGTTGTTGGAGAAGCAAGTCAGAACCTTGATTGGCAAAGCAGAAGTGGTCACAGTTGATGGCGTAATACGCATTGAAGTGAGTAGCCGTAGCCGTAAAGGAACTGATGTCAAACTACTGGAAGAACTATTCCCAGAAGCGTTCGTAGCCACTCAGGCTACGACGGACTACACGGTGCTGATGCCAAAGTAGTCTCCCTTAGTCGAAGCCCTTCCCTTCCCTCCATTCGGGAAGGGTTTCGCATTTCTAGGGGCTAGGTAAAAAAGTTATTTGAATCCTACTTGCGAAGACAGCAGGAAGGTCATAGAATTAAGCTACAACAGACAGAGAACTAGGAGAGGTAAAAATGGACACAGTAGACGATGTAACTTTGAACAGGACAGTGGTGTTTGTAGGCGACTACTTCACGCTGATGACAACAGTTCAGCTCGATGAAGTGCTACGGCAAGAAGCTGAGAAAGATGACGACTTCGCAATTAGGATTGCTGCCCTTTGGATGGGCGAGCATTACGGGTGGGATGTCCTCGAAGCTGCCAATGATGTTGGGATTGTAGACGAGTAACACCAACAGAGAAGAAGAAGAAAGAGTTTCCCCAGGGAGGCTCTTTTCTTTTTGCCTAAATTGGCATGGGAGGGGTAAAAATTTAGGTATCATTGAGACACCACACGCTGCATGATGTCTGTCTCGCTGTATGTGATGAGGGGATTTCTGCCTTTCCCTGCACTTTCTCTCCTTCCTCGCCTTTTGGGAGAAGTGTGTCCCGACTATCACGGTTCGGCGCTCGCAGTACACTAATGGAATGTTAGAACCCGTAATTTTAGCCATTGACACTCACGCAAATGGCACAGCAGCTTCTTTTACAGCAAGCATCATTGATGACCCCAATGACGGGGAGACCAAACTTGTTGTCATGTTCGAGCAAGAAGGGCACATCGCGGTGTTTTCCCTAGACAGGCTTATTGAAGAAGAAGACATCTCCCGTAATAGTCATCTAAACAACGCAGACAAGCTTGAAGAAGCTTTGCGTTCCTTGATTGCATCGCGAAGCAAATAACCCTTCTCTAACCACCTTCTTGCATTCTGCAGGTAGGTGTGGTAGTCTTGGGCTATCAAAAAGACGAAAGGACAGCATGAAAAATGAATTAATCGCAGAAGAAGCCGCAAAGCTATACGAAGAGGGCTTAGCCCTTGAAGCAGTAGCTGAGCAACTGGGCGTTGCCTACAGAACAGCACGGAAGGCAATCTTTGCCCAAGGCGTTGTGTTGCGTGACCCCCACGCCCGACTAGTGGGGCGCACTCGCCCAGATAAGAAGATACAGCAATGAACCTATTGAACCTAAAAGCCCTAAAGAATGTCGTATGGACATCAGTGTTTTCTGTTGGTGCAGTAGTAGGAATTTTGGTATCCGCCATCCTAGGCAATGAGCTCTGGGTGTTGGCGTCAGGATTCATAGGAATTATTAGCGCGGTACTTTCCGCAAGAGAGCAGAGGTAAAAATGTGGCTATTCACTGAAACAGGATTCGTCAGTGTAGTTCAAGACCCGCAGGACAGAAACAAGATGGTAGTGCGTTCCCGCGACAAGGTGTCGTTAGAGCCGCTGGTTGCGTCATACGCGACAAAGGTCATCGAGCTAAAGAACAGGGACTACCCGTACCGTGTCTTCCTTACCCGCCAGCAGTTTGTTGATTGGTTAGTGGAGCTGGGCGAGACCCTGGAGTACACAAACTACAAGACTAGAGCTGGTCAGACCCGCGGACATGACTTTACCCGCCCGCTGCACGATGTTTGGAGCACAATGCTTCAGCTGGAGGACTTAGGCAAGCCGCCTAGGAATCAGCAGTTCAACAACAAAGAGAGCCCCGCCCCGTACCGCTGGACACAGCAGGACTGGGCAGATGCTGCCAGTGGCGCTCACTATGGGCGGTCGTAGGCGCGGGGACAACCCGATGCGTATTAGTAAAGAAGCAGCAGAAGCATCAATCCTGGCGCTAATAGTTGTCTTGATTGGTGCTTCAGCTGTTGCAAATGCAATCATTGACCCTAACCCAGAGGAAATCAGCTACAGTACTGGTATTCAGAGCAGCAAAGAGTACCTTTTAGCTCCTGGGACACCCGCATCAGATGAAGAAGATGACGCGGCGCTCGCCGCTAGAGGGGTAAAAATTTCTCCTACAGCCGCAGCTCCGAAGCATTTCTACGAACACGAGATGATTGAAGTATTGCTGAGTGTTGGGTTTGAAGGACAAGCTCTGCGTACAGCTTGGGCGGTGGCAATGAAGGAGAGTACAGGAAATCCTTTAGCGCACAATGGCAACAGCAGTACGGGAGACAACAGCTACGGGCTATTCCAAATCAACATGATAGGAAAGCTTGGAGCTGCACGCATGGAGAAGTACGGGTTGTCCGAGTACGATGACTTGTTTGGCCCCTATGTCAATGCACGAATTGCTTTCCAGATGAGTAGCGAAGGCACCAACTGGGGCGCATGGGGTATTGGCGCTAATGCTTATAATGGAAGCACCGAAGGTTCATTTCACAAATGGTACAAAGAGTACCCAAGAGGAGAGTAATGGCTAGTAAATACAAGGCTAACGCGAAAGATGGCGATGGCGATGGCAAGGTTCAGGATGGAACAAAGTTCGAGCGTAAGGTAGGCGAGCAGCTAGATGGCTACAAAGCTGACGCGGTTGATGGTGACGCTGATGGACTAGTTCAGGATGGCACGGACTTTGAGCGTGTAGACGAGCCAGAAGTGGTGGTTGCATCAGTAGTAGTAGAAGAAGAGCCAGAAGTGGTTGTTGAGGTAAAAAAGGAAGCCCCTAAGCCAGAAGTGGTTGTTGAGGTTGTTGAGGAGAAGAAGGTTGAAGCTCCTACTCCTGCGGCAGCAGCGCCGAAGGGCGACAAGGCAGAACCTAAGTCAGTGCCAACAGTACTAACTTCAGACATCACAGTGTCCCGCGGCAAGATTGTGTTCGAGAGCTTGTACGAACATAACTCACGGTCAGTTGGCGTACTTCAGATTCGTTTGTTGGAGCTGGGCTACATAGCAGCTGGTTCAGATAATCGCGGTTATTTGAGCGATGGCACTCTTGCAGCTATCAAAGAGTTTGCTGGAGACCACGGACTAGAAGCAAATAAGATTGACAACGAGCAGCTTATGAAGTCCATTTTTGCTGGTACTCCAGTAACAGTAGGCACCTAAGCTTCTAAATCAACGCCCAGTACTTCTCTTATCATAGAGAGTGCTGGGCGTTTTTGCGTTTGGCGGAGATGCAAGAAGGAAAGGTGGCATCGTGCTAACAATAAAACAAAAAGTTGGAACAATACTTGGGCGAATTGTTGCTGTGTTCTTGGCAACTGGTCTGGGCGTGGTGGCAGCGGGGACAATGGTGGGCGTTGAGCTTTGGCAATCGTTCTTGATGGCGGGCATTGGCGGAGTAGCCACGGTGGTTGAAGGACTATCACGGGCGTATCTCAAGGATGGCAACTTATCACTTGATGAAATCAATGAAGTGTTTGGCAAGTCCAAGAAGTAGATTTGCAGCAGCAGCAACACCGTTTGTTTGAGGAACGAGAAAGCCCCCCAGGAATTTTTACCCTAGGGGGCTTCTTCATTTCTCTTGTGTTTTAGTTTGCTGGGTAGAACCCGTGCTTTTCAAAGTGAGCTTTGCGCTCTGCGGCTACTAATTCCTGTTCTGGCTTCGCGGCTTTCTTATCTGCGAAGTAGTCAAAGATTCTGTCCATCATACGGGGCCACAAAAGCGTACTTTTTTCTTTGCTATCTATGAAGTTATTTATTCGCTTAGCGGTTCCTAT